ACGGGCTGTTAGTTTAGCAACAAAATATGTGTTACCTGCACTGTCAGTGGCTTTGATTGACATTTGATTAGCGTCTTTAGCTTCTGTTGTAACTAACTTACATACTGCTGTACCGTCACTAGTTTGAACTTTGTATGTACGTGAGTTAACTTGTTTAATAACGTCACCTGTGGTAACTTCACTGCCGCCTGCACCAATTTGTGCTTCACATCTAAGACCGTTTTGTCGAAGGGCTGCACCGCTAGTTACTGTTGCTGTTAGTACAATAGTACCTGTACCTGCACCACCTAATGTTTGAAGAGTGCCACCACTAATTGTTGGTGTGCTAGTATAACCCGAACCTGCTGTAACAACTGTAACTACAGCAGCAGTAGCAGATGTGTATGTTAAAGTTAGTAAGGGTTTTGCACCGCCTGTGACTTGTGGAGCACTAATTGATGCTGCCGCAATATCATATGTACCTGGTGTTTTTCCGCTAAATGTACCAGTAACTGCTACACTTGCTACACTCTCACCACCTACGTTTGCTGTACCGAACAATCTTAAGTTAGTATTAGCAAAAAATTTCTTATTTAAAGGACGTCCCATTTTATTTTCTCCTTATAGAAAAACAGCGTTCTAGGCTGTACGCGGTTAGATTTCCGCATAAAATTCACCCTATGTGAATTATTACTTTGTATTTATATATTTTGATCATTAAAAAACGCCCCGAAGGGCGTTTTTGTTTGTGTAAAACACAAGTAACGGATTACTTGAAGCTTACGTTTGCGCTAGTGATAGCAACTTTACCTAGGTAGTCAGCAGCATTGCCTAGAGAAGAAGCAGTGTTGCTCAACTCTACGTAGCCGTAACGTGTTAGGAAGCCAACTACTGGCTCGAATGTTGCTGGGTCTAGAACAACACCAGAAGACATTAAAGGAATGTATGGGCAATAGAACGCGGCTGCATCAGCTTCGCTAGTACCTTTGTATCCAATTAGGACTTGGTTGTTGTCGTCTGTGTCAGACTTGTATGCGTCAACATAAATTCTCATAGCGCCATTCAATGTACCAACAAACTTAGTGTTTGTAGGAGCTTCGAATGTGCCTTCTGTTGTACGAGCAAAAGCTGAAGTAGTAGCAGATTGTAGAATTGTCAATGCTTGGTTAGAAACAACAGCCCAGTTACCTGCGCCACGACGTGTACGTTGGGCGATCAAGTTGCTTACGCGGTTGATCTGAATAGCAAGAGCGGCGTGCTCATCACCAACGAAAGTAGCTGTACCAGATACTAAAGATTGGTCATAAGTTTCTTCAACAGATGCTAAAGAACGTAGAGATGTTAGGATCTCTTGGTCGATTTCAGCTGTGATCTCTTGTGCTAGAGCGGCCATGATTTCTGCTTCGATGTCAATACCTTGTTGGGCTTGTGCATCTTGAGCAGCTTCAAAAGTCCAGCGAGCGCTTAGTTTACGAGACTTAGCTTCAACTGGGCTCTTCAAGATTTGAATGCTCATACGCTTGCCTGGTGTGCCTTCCATAGCGGCTGTTGTAGCAGCACCACCGTTAGAAGCATTGTTACCAGAATACGCTTGAGCAATCTTGAATGGGCTTAGTGCCTCTTCACCTGCTGTAACTACATCACCTGAACCAACACCATCAGCATAACGAACACGTAGAGTGTGGATCTGTGCAACAGGTCCAGTCATTGGCTGAACGCCGATGATTTCGTTGGCAATAACTGTCGGCATAACACGACGAATTACTGGAAGGATAACACGGTTAAGTGTTGCGATGTTGCCGGCGCTTGTGGCACCAGCGGTTGCGCTCTCAGCCAAGTGACGGCGTGTGTTTTCTAGGCAAACTGCCATAGATGACTTACGTGTACCAGATAGGCCTTCAAGCAGAGCTTCTTTGGTCTCTGACCATCTTTCATTTAATAATTGTGACATTTTATGTCTTCTCCTTGAATTTAATTATTTTAGACCCGCTAATTTGCGGATGTCTAAGATGTTATCTAAGCCTACCTCGGGCTTGCTTTCACGATTACCAGTTACTTCAGTGCTTTCTGCTAACATAGCTTTTTTAGCTAGAGGCTTGGCACCTTCCATTACTGCGGGTAGGTATTTGTCAAATGCGGAATGTAGTTTGCCTGTTTGTACAGACTCTAACAATTCTTGCATTACGACTCGCTTTTCACCATTCAATGGTGCTACTAACTCAGCCATTACATTTTTGCGCTCCATCAAATCTTTAGTAACACGAATTTCGCGTTGTGTGGATTCGACTAAGTTTGCTTTTTCTGCAATAACTTCTTTAGATTCTGCTAGCTCTTGCTCTTTCTTAGCGATGATCTTTAACAATTTACTTGTTTCAGACTTCTCATTTAGGAAGGAACCTGCATACTCTTGTGCAAACGCTTCATACAATCTACGACCAAAGTCGTTGTTGCGAGCACTGTCAATATCTTCTTTCAACTGGTGAATTTCAGATGTCAACTTGTTAGTGACTACGTTTTCAACTACTTTTGCGCTTTGTGTAATAAAGGCTTGACGGATTTCATTAAACTTGCTCTTGGCTTCGCGAACTAACTTAACTTTCGTTTCAGCTAGATCTCTCTTGTCACTTGCAAATTCACTGATTTCTTTTGCTAGAGCATGTACAACAAATTGCTCTAACTTACCAAAATTCTCGGAAACTTTTTTACGGTCACCTTGAAATTCTACTAATTCTCTGCCTAATTGGTTCATAACAAAACCTTCTAGCTTTTTAGCATCGGCAGCAATACGTTGTTGGTACTGTACCTTTGCTTCTGCTAGTGCTTTCTTGTCACTATACAATTCGGCCATTTCTGCGGCCAATCTATCGCTTAACATCTTGTCGATTGCTTCAACCATAACAGACTTGTCATGACTGTATTTTTGTGCAAACTCTTCACGAAGTTCTGCGGTTACTTGGTCGCGATTTTCTTGAATTTTTTGAGTAAAGGCGGTTTCGACAGCAGTTTTTACTTCTTCTGACATTACCCCTGACTCTACTAATTGTTTGAATGCGTCCAACATTAATTTCTCCTCGGGCTTATTTTAGACCTTTAATAATTTGCAAGAGAGATTCTTGCAAATATTTCTGGGCCTTTGGATCTTCTTTTACTTCTTTTGCAACCTGTAATGCTCTGTATCCACCACGTGCGTTCATCAAATGCTCATAAACAGGTGTAGGATAAGCGCCAGGTGCGCTCGGCTGTGCAACTATATCAACTGTGATAATTTCGAAGTCAGATACTTTACCGCTCATATCGTCAACGTTGCCGCTGCCTCGTGAGCTGACGCCAAGTTTTACACCGGCTTCTAACATAGTTCGAATCAAGTTACCCATTGGTGTAGGCAAGATTTTAAACTTGCCATAACCGTTAGGACCTTCCATCCACATATTTGTTATCATGTGGCTTACTCGGTCCAAATTTACTTTAAGATCATCTGGGTGATCAACTTCACCTAACACAGAATAACCGTTTTGAATTTGATCGTTAAGTGTTTTCACAGCACGTTCAATTTCGTCTACAGGGTAAACTCGTTGGTTAGCGTTGCGAATACCACCTTGAATAGCAATGCCCTTCAAATGAAGATTCTTACCATCCTTGTCATCCGACTCCATAACGATGCCGGATTGATCAAAACTTAGGTGTTCTCTTAGATAAGTAGGTTTCATCCAGTTTCTCTAATTATAGTTTCTTAAGAAACGTAGGGATCTTAGCAAGACTGGTTTGACCAGCTTTGTCACCTGTACCTGAACCTACTGGTCCTGGACCTGCGCCCTTTTTCTCAGCACCGTGTCCACCTTTGACAGCGGATAGGTTCTTAACACCCATCTTGCCGCCAGGGACATTACCGTTACCGCTGGCAAACTTCTCACCGGCAGTTTTTGTAATACCGTTGTTTACTTTACCTGGGCTTGTGCCTTTGTCAGTTCCGCCTTCTGTATGGCTTTGTGCAAGATTTCTAGCATTTGCACCAGTGTTTGGCTTTCCGGAACCGCTGCTAACTGGGCTTCTACCTTCTACTGGGGCACCTTCTTTATCGCCTGTGCCAGCACCTACGTACTGACCTTGGCCCTTCATGCTACCAGATTTATCCCAATCGTTACCGACTTTTTCAACATATTCACGAGTTACTCGACGACCTTCAAAAGCTGGTTGACCCATCATTTCCATTTTGTCTTCTTCGCCGCCTTCATCATCAAACTCACCAGCTGGCTCTTCACCACCCTGTGCTTGTTCTAGTTTAGCAAAGGCTGCTTCTAGTTCTTCAATAGCGTTCTTGATATCAAAAATGGCTGCGTCTTCACCAGCTTCACCACCTTCTTCATCGTCCATAGCACCTACGTCTGCGCCAAAAGCGTCTGTAGCGTCACCGCCCATAGCACCTTCTTCGTCGTCAGCTTCCATGCTGTAGCTGTCTTCTAGGTCAACGGATTCTTCTGTTTCTTCATCAGCAGACTCATCCATTTCTTCTTCGTCGTCAGCAGACTCATCCATTTCTTCTTCATCAGATTCATCGGCTGCTTCATCCATTTCTTCTTCTGCTTCTTCAGCAATTAAATTCTCATAGATATCTCTTGACTTCTCAACAACGATTTCATGGAATAGCTCATTGGCTTTATCCATTTCTTCATTGACGATCAAGTCTAATAGTTGTTCAAACTTTGTAGACATTGCGGGTTTCTCCTTAATTAGTTTCGCGGCAAGGCTGTGTTGTTATTTAAACACTATTATATAAACATGTTGGAAATAGGCCAAAAAGCGACTGTTTTTGGCCTGACAAGGTGAAATTTAATAAGTTTTTGTCTAAAATATTTAAATTCTAGACGAAAAATATTAAACTACCATATTATGCGGGTGCGCCTTCCGGAGGAGGCGTTGCGTACATCTTTCTAACTAGTGCTAGCTCTTCTTTATTTTCGGCCTCTCTAGCGTCACCTGCTTTACGTAAATCGTTCAACATACGAAGTGTTAAACGTGTTTTTCTAAGGTCACTGGACTTTAAAACGCTGGTATCGTTGTCCGAATTATAGCGATTATCATCAGTCATGTTTGCCTGATTTTTATCAAAGTAAATGAATTCTCTTAAAAACATAGTAATATTTATGCTGGAGGAGCTGTTCCTGGAGCTGCCGGAGCTGCCTCTGCTCCTGGTTCACCTTCTGGAGGAGGTGCAGATGTTGCACCTGATAGCGCACTCATGTCTGAACCCATACCGTTTGCTGTGATACCTACTGAACGTAGTTCAGCATTTGCCGGCAATTCTGTGTCATCATCAACATTCTCTTCTTTCCACATTGTTTCGTTTTCTACAATCTCTTCTTGTGTTAGTCCTAAGAAGCGTTTTAATGCAAAGCGTTTGCTGATAAACGGAACGGCCGCCACTGTTGTATAAGTGGTTACACGAGCAGTATCCATTTCAGTTTGACGGAATGCAGCAAAATTCTGTGGGGGATTAAACTTAACATCAAAGATGTTACTGTCAACATTAATGCCTTTGTTGTGTAGATACAGCTTAAACTCTGTATCAAACACATCATTCATTAGGCTTTGTAATCGTTCGCAGTACTTGTTAAATCGGAGTTCTTGGATGTAGGCTGTTCCAACTCTACCATCATTAAAGTTAGATCCGCCGTCATCGGAACCAGTAGGTAGATAACTGCTAGGAATGCGTAGAGCCCTAAACAGCTTATTAGTAAAATACTTAAGATCATCAATTTCTCCTAGGTTAGTACCGCCTGGTAGAACTTCAACTTTACTGCCACGGCCTTCTGCTGTCTGTGGGAAAAAGTAATCTTCGTTGATTGATAACGGATTATAACCTGCATCAACAACAGTTTGTCCACCACCTGTTGCACTGGGAATTCTGCGTTGATTTACTTCGTTCTTAACTCTTTCAACAAAGCTCATAGCCAAGTGGCTGGGCATATTACCAACGTCAATATAGAATACTCTGCGTTCAGGGGCACGTTGTATACGATAGATAATAATAGCATCTTCAAGCAATTCTTTTTGCTTGTAGACTTTAAAAATACTTTCTAAAAGACTTGTTCCAAACGGAAAATTATTGTCAAGTCCTTCACTTAAACTTAGGTGTATAACGTGTTTAGCATCAATGTTATACTGATTTTCTGTTTTAGAAAATCTATTTCCAGACAAGTTTGTAGGGAACGCACCAGTCATTCCACGGGACCCGCCTGCCGCACCGCCAGTACCACCTGCATATTGACTTCCGCCACCTGTAACGTTACTAGGGCTAATAGCAGTTGTAGCAAGTGTTTCTAAATTGGGGTTAAAATCACGGATAACATATTGTTCAGGTTTCTTACCTTCACTTTCGTTGACAATGATACGGTCTACTTTTTGTGCATCAACAAACATCCATGTCTGTGTTTCAGGGTCACGTACAAAGAAACAATCACCAAATTTAAATGTGTTTCTTACAATTTTAAAAATACGTTTGTCAAATTTATTAAGTTTAGTCCACTGTTGCATGAACTTTTTAATAATCTTAGTTTCAGTACCTGTGGCTTTTTCTTTAAAAAATATACGGAACGGTGTTCCACTATCTTCATTAGTTTGGCTGCAGAATTCAGCCAAAATATCTAAAGCGGCATTAACTTCGCTGTCGCTGTCCATTGTATCATACTGACCATAACGCTCTAACCGATTTGGATGTCCAGAATATACATCTGGCAAATAGCTTGAATAATTTCTATGCGTGGGATTAGCACGACTGTCTGCGTTAACAGAACCGTTAACAGGACTCATTTGTCCCGATGTATCAACTAAGGTAAAGTATTTTTTCCAGGCCATAATTTAAAATTTAAAAAGATCTCCGCTTAATCCCTTGGTAGCTTCCGCAGTATTTCTAGTTTGTTCTGCGGTTTCTTTCAGAAATCTCAGCATCTCCACTGTTTGTTTATTTAACGTCACTAGCTCTGTTTGTAAATTTTCGAAGTACTTAATAGGTGAGACTATTTCTGGACCAGCTTCACCAACAAGTGCATTTGTCGGCCTATCAACAATACCACCATCTGCCATGGGTTTCTTACCAGTTAGGCCACCCCAATTTTGATAAGCACCGTAGGCGCCGCCAACTAATCCGCCAACCGCGCCTCCAATTACTGTACCCACTCCAGGAACAATACTGCCCATCATTGCACCCATACCAGCACCAGATAGTGCAGAACTACCTATATCAAGTCCTGCGGCAGTTTTTTCGTTTCCGCTTTCTCGGGCTTTGTCTGCCGCATAATCTAATACCAGTCCGCCTGCTAGACCACCAATACCGCCCTTGGCTGCATTGGCTAGTTTACCTAGTTTACTTGCCTTGCCGCCTCCATCAGTGCTTGGTTTAGTAGTGTCTGGTTTATTTTTGTCTGGCAGGTCTGGCATGTTTGATCCGCCGCCAGCTCCGCCAACACCTTTAACTATTGTTACAAATAACGGATTCATAGGAGTACTGCCCGGCACCATTCCTTTAGCTTTTGAAATTGCAGATGAGGCTTTATCTTTGGCCATTGCTATTTTTTCTGCTACTAACTCTTTACTCTTCCATAATACTAAAGCTGCAATACCTGCAACTAATAATTTTGCACCCAAACTTAATTCATTAAAACCTGTTATAATAAATGCTAGACCTTTAGACATAGTTGTTATCATATCCGTAGCCCATCTAATAGCAGGGCCCAATAAATCGTTAGTTGCTTGTCCAATTTCTTTAAAGGCTTTATCTGTTTCTGCCATTTGCTTTGCTTGACTATCGGCCATGCGTTTACGTTGTTCTGCTTGAACTTGCTCTAATTGTGCTCTAGCATCTGAATCAGATTTAATATCTTGATTCTTTGCCTTGTTTGCCGCTGCTAATGATTTATTAGAGATCTCCGCTAGGTCTCCACCTTGCATAGACAGTGCCCGCATTACTTGTTGGTTGTCTCTACCGTCTTTAGCCAGCCCTGAGGTAATTGCCGCCGCATTAGTTTGCACATCTTTAACAGTTTTGCT